GAATTGTCTCTTTGTTTGCCATAAACTAATATCTTGTGCTATAATAAAACTGGTTTTTATTTCCGCTACCAGGCTCCTTGGTAAATTTGGTAGCGGTTTTTTATGTCTTTTTTTATTCTATACTTAGATTTTTGCTAGTATACTTTCTATCTTTATATTGGTTTTATTATATGTTTTGTACTTAGGTTTGGGAGGATGTGTGTACATGGTAAGTATTGGGTAATTCCTGGGTTTAATGTAAAAATAACCTGGTACTATTTTACTACCAGGTTATGAACGCCCTATTAGTATTGATTTGAGCCGTTAACCAAAACCCCAGTTATTTAAAGGTGAATAACCCCGGCTTTCCAGCATGCTTTTCATCTGCTCAAAACACTCGGCATAAGGTCTATAACGGTCATGATACTTACCTCCTGACTTCACACCCCATAGCAAGTTAATTGCGCTTTCTTTGCCCATATTCTTGTACAAAATATATCGCAGTAGATGAAGCTTCTCTTCTACGCTAAGCCCGTGTTCTGCGTTGCATAGAGGCTTCACCTGGTCATCAAACAATCTTGCGCCAAGAAGCTTCACTAGGTTACTTGACCTTTCTGCTGAGATTTCAATGTCGCTTGCGCTTCTTGTGGGAGTTGGGTTATGGTCTGTTGGTGGCTCTAATATAGTAAACGTGTCTGAGTCTTCTTCTAATTCTTCACTCAGCTGACTGTATTTGGGCGTTGGTTTCACCTCTGGTTCTGGTGAAGCCTGATTTATCATTACCTTCTTTTCTGGCTTTCCTAATAGCTGATAAACGTCTTGTACCCATAGCCCTTGTAATCTCTGGTCTGTACCAGTTGAACTATAAAATAAATCTCCTTTTCCAAGTAGTGAATGACTGGGGCAGTCGTTACCAATTATTATTTTACCATCCTGGAAAGATTTGGTCTTTAACGCCACTCTAACAGGACAGTTAGAGCGTATAAGTGGAGATACTACGCTTGCATCTGGTCTCTGTGTTCCTAGAATGAAGTGTAAACCAGCACCACGACCTTGGGCTAGTAATTGACGTAGTTGGGCGGTGAAATCTGAGCTATACTCGTCATCCATGAAAGCTGCAAACTCGTCGAAAAACACAACTACTCTGGGAAGTTTTTGGATATTTGGTAGTTTATTATATGCGTTAATATCCATAACTTCATATTTTTTAAGTAGGCTATAACGACGACGCATTTCTGTGTTAAGAACGGTTAGTTGTTCCAGTGCTTCGTCTTGAGAATCAATAATTTTAACGTGTGGATAATTCTGGAATTTAGCAAAACCAACTTGTTTCGGGTCTATCAGATAAATCTGGCATGCAGCAGCATCAAACCTGGCAATTAGACTGCAAATAGCCGCTACCATCCATTCCGTCTTCCCAGACCCAGTTATGCCACCTACCAATACGTGTGGTGAATCTGCATTGGCTAACGATGCTTGTATTAACTGATTGTTAATATTTATCCCAATAGGAATCGTGAATGCTTCAACGTTTTTATTAAGTAGGTTAGCATATTGTTGGTAAGGACAAAACTCCCTATCTTGTCTTGGGAAATCTATGGCAACACCACCCGCTTGTGCAGTAATAAATGGTTCTGAATCAAGTCCGCAATGTATTTGTAAGTCCGCACCTAATCGTTTAAACTTCTCAAAACCTACTCCCGCAGGTGGTTTAATCTTAATTCTGGTAAATGCGGGTGCTTTAATTGTTTCTGCTATCTCAGCACCTTTTATACCAGCTCTTGATAGTGTGTCAAGTAGGTTTTGAGATGGGTCATTTGCGTCTAAATCCTCTAAAATACCAAAACCGGATTGGGTTAAAGCATTTAACTCTGGCTCATCTTGGTTGTAGTATCCAGTCGTTTCGCTATTAGCAAAGTAACCAGAATTAAGTTTATTAAAACCGGAATAACCTTGCCTGTCTTCATATCTAGCTTCTGCTCCCGCACCGATTGAAACAGGCAACTTCTCCTTGGGCGCAAAAGGTTGGAGAATTTTATCAAAAGAGAAAGGTTGGCGTTGTTTTTGTTGTCTTTCTTGTAGTTGTTGTAACTTTTGTTGTCTCTCTTGTAATCTTTGTTGTTGCTCATTATGTAAGTCTTCTTGTGCTTGATTCTTGAAATAATCTATACTAGCATTATGATAAGCGGTTTTGTAGTTATCCTCCTCAATGGCTAGTAATTCCGCTTCCCACGCATTCTCTTGAGTCTTTTTATTAAGTATTAATGCGTAGCAAAATGCTATTAAACTAGTCGCAGTCCTTAGTTCTTTAAACCTCTGCCACGGTAAGGTAGCAGGGCATAAAGTCATTAAAGTTATTAACGCTAAATGCGGTAAAATTGGTGTTTGCGTATTAAACTGTCTTTTCACTTTAGCCCTCCTTTATTGCCAAATCTGTTTCAATTGTGTCCAACTCAATTAACCCAACCTAGGATAAATCCTGCACCAAAGCCCAATCCGATGATGATAAAGAACTTTCTAGTACCGGGGAACAATACGCTAAACACAAACGCAAAAGCCACAATTGTTCCTAGTACCGGTAATATATTTGGATACCAACGGCTTAAATATCCTGTTGCTACTCCACAACCCACTAAGATTAATCCCTGGTTTATTACGGAACCTGCTTTAGCGGACTGTACTAATGGTGATTCATCTGTCATACGAAACCTCCTAAAATGTGTCTTGGTGAATTACCTGTAATTGCTTTCTTGCCTAATCCCCGGTAACTAGAAGGTAATGCTTTAAACTCCCTTCTCTTGGGTATCAGTTTCTCGTTGGTGCGGTGCATCTGTAACGCTAGGTCAATGGTTTTTTGCTCTAACTGGGCATTTGATTCGTAAATGGTTCTAACCGCGTTTATCTTCATCTGCCCAGCTTGGCAATATACCTGCACCTTCTCTGCTCGTTCTGAAAGCTCTTCTGCCTCTTTTACCATCTGGTCTAGTTGTTCATCAGACACATCCAAGGTGTATCTGTATATTGGCTTATGGTTTTGCTGGATTAAGTCCAGTAGTTGCGTGCTGTTTTTAGATACATTGGCATTTAGCTTTCCGAAAAACGCAAAGATACTCATTTTGTACTCCTAACAACACATTGTTGTGATTGCGGTGATTGTGGTTGAGAAAATCCACCAACTACATTGCCTATGACGCTGGTGGTAGTTGTGATTGCCCATGCTATACCAGCTACGGTTAAACCTGATACCAGAATGGTTGGAACCTGACTTGGTTCGTAGTGGCGCTCTATGTGTGTCTCAGTATCTTCATATTTCTGTATGGATACTTCCTTGACTAGTCTCAATTTCTTGGTGTCCATAGTGTTTATCTCCTCTTGGTGAATTCATCTAAAAATGTTGTTACGCCTAGTAAAAAAGCAGCTGCACCCAAAGCTACTGGTATTACCGGAAGTGCCACACTAGCTGCTGTACCTGCATAGCCAACGGTGGCTAAAATGCCAGTGATAGACCCAATCCCTAAAATGTTTTCAATCAGCATACGCACCTTCTTGTTTTGTAACAATTGTCTAAATATTCTTATCTCTGTGGCTGTTTCTGCCATCTTTATTTGGGATTCTTGAATTGCGAACAACCTCATCAACTCCTCCCGGATATCGCTGGCTTGAAGTAGTTCGGACAACTTCTCTGCCAGCTCTGGTTCTAAATTTTCTAACGCTTGTGCTACTTGTAATCTGGTAGCATCGACTTTAGTTGATTTAGTAATTCGTTCCGGGTTTGTGACAACTTTTTTTGTTTTGCATAGACCTCAGTTAGGTCAGATTGGATGGATTTAGACACATCTCCCAAATTTTGGTTGAGTTTACCGATTTGGTCAGCTAGTGCTTTCTGCTTTTGCTCTAGATAAGTGTCATATACCTTGCTTTGTCCATCTGTATAAGCTTTTAAAGAGCTTAGCGCTGCATTAACACCTGTTACACCTGCTGTCATGGTGTCAGCTACAGCCATAGTGTTTAAAGTCTCTGTAGCAATAGTGTTTTGAATTGCCAGTATGTTGTTGGCATTGGCTTCCACTTGCTGACTGGTGGTTAACTCTCCACCTGCTACTTGATGGCTTTCGTCTACTTCCTGGGTCTCGGGTTCTACCCACTCTTCTTGTTGCGCTAAAGATTGTTTTGCAAGCATGGTTAGCTTTTGTCCTAGTACGCTATTTGGCGCTATATCAGGTAGAGGTGATTCTACTTTAAGCTGTAATTCGGGGTGATGTTGTTTAATCTCCCGTAATAGCTCAAATGGCTTTACCCCAATTGCGTTAGCGAAGTCTTTGATTGTGGTGTTATTAGTTGTAGTCATATTCACCTCTCATGATTTTTTCGTTTAAGTTTTGCAGTTTCTCTTGGATAATTTGGGCTTTATTTTTGGTACGACGGTAGCGGTTTATTAACTCCTGGATTGTCCTAAGTAGCTCTAAGTGCTGCTCATTCTCCAGAGGTCTTCCGTTTAACGCACCTGTATCTGGGTCTACATAAATCTTGAGTGGGTCTAGGAAAGTAGCACCAGTTAACAATAGAGTTTGTACAGAGCGGACTGTACTATAACCAAGTAGTTTGGCTACCTCAGTGCGTGTCATATCCGGTAATAAAGTATGGACTTTATTCTGTTTTGGTTGGTGTTTTCTCCCTACTATCTTGGTTGGATAAAGTGTAATTTGTTCCATAAACAAATAGGTTTTTCTAGATTTATACTGCATCCTGACTTTCAGTATCCTGTCACTCAACTAGTGTGGTACTTCCGTCTTGCTGCTAATCTAAAGATAAAACAAAAGCCCTTGTCGGGCTAGTGTCTTATGTTATTGATTTATGTAGCGTATAAGAGACTTATCATGTAGTCTCATGGGTGACCTGTCCGGTTTCAAGTCAGTCTCAATTTGAAGCAAAGAACACCACACGTGTTCCAGTTGTACTCCAAAATCTGTCGACGGTCTTGATCTGGACTAAAACGCTAGGTGGTGGAGTCCTCTTGTTCTTTGAACTTTTATCAAAGCAATAACTTTTGACCGTTTGCTCTGATTTCCCCAGCGCAACCGCTAATTCTGCGTATGTCAAGTTATACTTTTCTTTGAACTCAATTACGGTCTCGCTTGCTGTCTTGGTTGCTGTCTTATTTGCTAACATATTACTATCTTCCTGCTGTTGTATATCCATGGTATATTGTCATTATAGCCATGATACATTATATTTACCTTGTATACAAGAGTAAAAACAACTTAACCAGGAAAAATAGGAGTAGCTATGCAAATATCTATTAGTATTCCCGACTACTACAACACAATCATTGAAGCCATCGCTCAGGAGACTGGGCAATCCAAGTCTAGTATTGTGGCAGATTGTGTAAAGAATGGGCTTAGTGGCTTATTAGAAACTTTAAACAAAGCTCATGTGTATCAAAAAACTTTGCCTGAGATATCATTACCGGAAAGACTTGAGCAGATTAAAATCCGCAAACAACAGGAGGCTCAGGAGTAGGTGTTTAAACCCGGGAACCCACCAAAAGGCAGGGTTTGAAACTGTCCAAATCTTAACTGACACGCTTTAAGAGTTTTAGCGCATATGTCAAGATTTTGATTGGTTGTAAATTCGTTATTAATTGTAAACATGCTTCCTGGTACGTAACCGCACTCTCCTCCTCTATACTTCCAAGAGCAGGTTCTAGACATGATTCTTGATGGTAGTGTAATGCCTTCTACATCAAAAGGTGTAGTTAGTTTAAGTTTAACCGCTTGATATGTCTCTTCTCCTAGTTGCTCAATTACGTATATTTGGTATGGCAATTCTTTGATACTATCATTGGCATTTGATTCCCCGTCTAAAAACCGTTTTTGCGTAACACGACGCTTGACGTAAGTCCCTTCCAGTCTATAATCTGGATTAGTGCGGGTTTCTTTAAGCCAACTGGTTAATATGCCACCAACGTTAGATATGGTTATATTTGGGGTGGGGATTGCTCCTTGTCCAATTAGGTCAAAACCCTCACCTTGAATGCCTAACGCATAATATAAATTACCTTCAAAGGATAAACCTGGTATGCTATTATCCTCTTTAATGAAATTACATATTCTAATGGTTGAGTTAAAATTAGATTGATCAAAACCGTAAAATTCATACAGTTCTATAAAACTTTCTGGATTTAAACTAAGTAGATTAATCATAATTATAAATCACATAATATCTTAACTATATTTGCCATAAGACTATAGAAATGCTCTGTAATACATACTAGTAGAAGATTAATTTTTTGTTTAGATTGTATTTTTTTAAGTGTTCTAAATCTATGTGGTTTAGCTTTTTCCGGTTCTTCTATTCCCTCTATCTCTCCTATTTCTGCTATCTCATCTTCATCTATCTCCGTATAGTTTACCCTGAAGGACTCTATCCACTCTTGGTCTTTTGTGGACAAAATTACAACTATTTTAGTAAATTCGTAGTTTTCTAAAACAGCATCTATCAGTAATTCGTGGCTTTGGCTTAAAATCTTACAATCTTCTGTGGAGCAGCTAATTACTACATCCTGTACTTCAAAATCGTCATCGGACTCATCTTGGTAATTGTAAGAACTGATGCTGCATCGTTCCAGAGTCTCTAAAATAGTCTCTAAGTTCACCATCGCTATACTCCTTATCAAACTCTTTATGCCTGCATACGTAGCGTGTTACAGACTTCCAATACTCACCATCATAAACGAATAACTCGCTAGTTCTGCGTCCTCCTACTGTATGTAATGCCTTTCCTGTTATCTTATCTAATAAGATAGCAACGTGGTGGGTTTGAGTACCTTGCAAAGTCATTAAAATTGCATCATTGTTTTGTAATGGTTCGTCATGCTCTAATTTCCGGAAACCAGCTTTACTGAAATTATCTTCAAATAAATCCCAGTCCGGAGATAGAGTCTCTTCCACTGCCACACCTCTTACAAATTCTGGTATGTTTATACCTAAATAATTGCCCCAATAAGCTCTAAACAAAGAATAGCAGTCAGACCGGTTATAAATAAATGGCCACTTTAAATAGTAGTCAATATCGCTTGGTTTGTGTTTGCTTGGATTCATTGGAAAAGGATATAAATTGTTAGGGTCAAACCCATCCCACTCGTTAAACCCTGTGTGATGCAATAGATAAGCTGTTTTAGATGCTTTGCTATTAGTTATGTCTATAGCGCCCAGTATGCTAGGTTGTGTGTCACTCCAGTGAGAATGATAAACCGCTTTAATGTTTGCATCTTCATTACTATCTAGTATGCTTTCCACTTCATCTGGGTCTATAACAAAACTGTCAGTAGGGTCATCAGCTGCGTTTAAGCATGGTACAACTATTTCTTGGTTGTTCTGCAATAAAACCAGTCCACAAGATTCTTGTTTTGGGTTTTTATCACATTCTGTTTTTATAGTTTGCTTGGTTAATTCTGTTATCATATAAAGTACAACACTAAAGAAGGGTTTAAAGTGATTGCAAAGGCTTTCTTGGATAATGCTGCTGTATGGTCTGTAAATACAGTTTTATCTCCTAATAAAGATACTTTTATTGCATCAAATGCTATATTCTGCCCCTGACTAAAGTTGACAAATCCACTGGGTAACGCATTCCCTACAAAATCAGCACCAGTGGCTTTTGTGGCATTATTAAGCTGATTTCCATAGGCACTCCATGGAATTAATACTTGAGGGGTGCTACCGCTTCTACTTACGTTAAAATTACAGGTAGTTGTATTTGTACTAGCGGAATAAAAAGCAGAATTAAATGCTAATGTAATACTAGTGTTAGGATAGGTATCAGTACGTGGTACGCTTAAATTATTCCTAATCTTGCTAGTAATAATCTTGTTTGATATAGAGGAATAAACCTGTCCATTGAATACCCCACTAGGTGTTATAATCCAGTCATTAACCAAAGCGCATTGCTTTAAATTTTCTCCAGTAGGTGACCATAAAAAGTTTGTAGTGGCATATTCGCGTAAGCTACCCAGTAAAATATTTAGCTTACTCTCAGGCATTACAGGACTTTTTACGTCCCACTCTATTACTGGCTCCAAGCCTTTGTTTTGGGTTTGGCTGTAATTATCTCCTAAAACAGTGGTTACCTTTGGAATAAAAGTGCGTTGGCTAATATTCCAAAGCGGATTTAAAACTAGGGTTGGTAACCAATAAGCTTGAGTCATATTAAGCTCCTGTAAAATATCCTACCGAGTAAGTAATAGCGTTGGCTGTAGTTGCCTGTAAGTTTAAAGCAGTATTAGCTGTTAGCTTAAAATCTCGACGTTGTGGGAAAGCTATTACCTGGGATGCTCCTTGGGTTTGCAGCAGAAAAGATAAAACCGTAGTTGTCCCTTGCTTTACGTTAACAGTAGTGGCTGTAGTAGTTATGTTTTGCACTACCAAATGAGTTATATATACGCTAACTCCTGCTCCTGGTGCTGCTACTATTTGGGTATCTGTTGTTGCGGTTAAAGTAGCATTAGCATAAACTATACTGGGTCTAGATACAATAGTTAAAAGTCTCTTAAACAGAGAGATTAAACTAAAACTACCAGTATCACTAGTTGCAGCTGTATCAGCTTGTAAACCTACATTAGACGTTAAAAAGCTTAAAAGTCTCTTAAACAAACTAATTAAACTAAAACTACCAGTATCACTAGTTGCAGCTGTATCAGCTTTAGCGCCTAATTCGTCTGACGAGAAAAGAAAAACATCTGGATTGACTGTTGTACCTTGACTTGCTGTAGTAATAGCTCTTTCTCTAGTATTTGAGCTTCCGTCTATATATTTTATTGAAGGCATAAAAACTCCTAAAATTCTGTAATTAACATTGAATTTCGACTAATATTAAACACTGCTGTGTATGGGCCCGGAGTTCCAATAGCAAAAGACTCAACCCAATCAGACATAGATCCTCCAAATACAACTGTCCTTATTCTTACATAATAGGTAGCAAAAGCTACGTTTGGGAAGGTCATAAAATTGTCTTTTACTCTTGTGCGTAAATTCCATTCTTGCAATTCTCCACTTTTAACTTCTACTTCGTAACCAATTGTCCATGGGCTTTTGGTAACAATGCCATTTTCTTCAATAGTTGGAGCATCCCAATTAACATCTAAATTATATAATTTAGCAGAAGTTTCTTCAACATCTTTTAAAGTTGGAATATACCTACGCGATGTAGTTATATTTTTGGGCTTTAAATTTGGGGTTGGAGTAGTTATTCTTTGTGGTAGTGGCTGTAATTCCCAAGGCATATTATTAGGTTAAAGGAAATTGCATATCGTCAATAAAGCTATATTTGTTATTATTATACTCTATAGCTAAGATTTCGTGCAAACCTTCTATAGAATCTTGCACTGGAGAGCGGTTAATTACTCTATAAATTGTATTAGATAAATCACCACCTTGTATTACCCAGTTAGATTCTGGTGGCGGAACATCAGAACCAAATCCAGGAGATTGCAACTCTAATACAGTTAGGTTATTTCCGTTACTAGTTATAGTTGCTTCTGCTATTTTAAATCTTAGTTTTTGTTTTTGCGAGGGATCTGCTAAATTGTTGCCTCCTTCTATTTGTGGTATTTGTAGTGTACTAGTTGTCACAGTTATTTTATAAGTCGTACCAGAAGGTAAGTTTACTGGACTATCTAATGTGACTGTTGTTGCAGTTGCAGCTTTTATAATACCAGCATATCTTGCAGTAGTTCTTTTAGAGTCGTATATACGTATTAAATCACCAGGTTTAACAAAAGCAGCAAAAGCCCTAGCTTTGAAAGTTACGGATTCTTGTTCTAACCTATTAGTTAGTAAAGCTGCGACTCCAGCACGTCTTGCTTGTCCTCTTGACGTACAGGCTATAGCTTCCAGTTCCATTTCTCTGATTCCCCATTTTTGTATACCAATCGGATCTTCTACTACTTCTACAGCTTTTTTAAAAAAGTCTATAGGATTTAAGTAGCTTACCACTGCCATGGTTTTTCTAGTTTTTAGCCCACTTCTGCTATAGGTAAAAGATCCCTCTTCTATATCTGCTTGAGTAAATTGATGTACTACAGGATTTGATTTGTCTGCTACAAAAGAAACCACCCCAGCTTGCCAGTACGCAAAACCCCTAAATATTGATACTAAGTTTTGTATAACTTGATATGCCTCTACCTT